GCCCCGCTGCCGGAAGAGTGGGTACGGCAGGCGCGTTCACTTGTTGCCAGTCTGGCGGTGAGTTTAGTGACTTCGCCATGCAACCCGTCAGACACAGCGCGGGCGCGGTCAGCGTCAGCAGTAACCTGTGCAATTTGTTTCTCCGCTTTCTTCTCAATCGCATCTATTTCCCTCTTACGGCGCTGTTCTTCGGCTCTTGCCTCTGCCTGCCGTTTCGCCAGCGCAGTCGCATCGGCAGTATCCCGCTGTTGCCATTTCAGCGCCCAGGCGGTATCCGTCTGCCGCGCCCCCCACCATGATCCAGCCCAAAACACTGCACCGAAGATAAGCGCCGCCAGCAGGCTTAATTTAGCGTTCATCATGGTGCCTCCACGTCACGCAGGCACCATGCCTTAAAATCCGTTCTGCGGTTAACCAGCCCCTGGCTGCGCTTACCGCCGCTGTTGATAAAGTCCGTCAGCCGGTTACACATCGCCTGCCATTCATGCGCCTGCGCCTTCTTCCAGATGGTGGTGCGCTGTTTTCGCTTCTGACTGTCCGTGAACCACATCAGGCCAGTGCATCCCACATTAAGACCGGCATCCGTCATGGCCTCAAAGGCGGACTGTGGCATATGCGCGCCTTCAAAATTCTGGTTAATACAGTTTTCAGCGTGCCGCATATCATTAATCCATCGACCGGCGATCTCGCTGTCGCTGTACTCCCGCTTCTCAACGCTCCCCGTCGAACCAATTCCAACCGTCAGCACGCCAGCCGTGCAGTAGTAAGGCGTATTCCTGCAGTCTTCCCAGCCAGCAATCTTCTGCTGGCCTTCAGGCGTGGTGCGCAACGCGCCCGGACTCAGCGTAATACCCAGCGCAACAATGGCCGCTATGGAGCACTTTTTAATAAGCTGTTTCATCTTCCGGCTCATTCTGCTGCAGAAGGTCAAGCGCCCGGCGCTCTGACTCACTCATTTGCCTGTGCGCTGCCTGCTCCAGAATCTGATTAATCAGCTCGTTGCGGCGCTTCTGCCCCCGTTCGATGCGGGCGCGGTAGAGCCATCCACGGGCACCAAAAACCATCCCGACGAGAAGACCGGCCAGCGCAATCTTTTCGCTCAGTGTCATTACGCCGATACTCGTGACCATTGCTGACATGGTGAATGTCAGCCAGTCATTAAGGCGCTGAAAGAAACTTAACCCCATAGCTGCACCATCTCCTGTGATGCTTTACGCGCGATTTCCGGCAGTTCAATCTCCTGACCGGCATCAAGAAAAACCTGCCTGCTCAGTCCGGGATTGGCAGATAACACTTTTTCGGTAACGCCCTGCGTGGTGCCGTAGTGGCGCCAGCAAAGTAAATCCACCGTATCCCCCTGCAACGCCTTCACTTTCATCAGCAAAGCTCCGCATAGAGGCGCGACGTATCGCGAATGTCGGCGATACTCCAGCGGGCATCCCGCCAGAGATCATCCCGTTGCAGGTCGAGCGCGGCGGCGTCTTTGTCGCCTTTCGCCGTGGTATCAACGTCGCGATAACCTTCAAGTACCAGCGCCCTGGCAATCGAATAAACTGCACGGCGGAAGTGGTACACCTTCACGTTTTCACCGTTGATAACCAGCTTTTCCGTCTCACCTGACGGCAGGACGGAGGGCACATCTTCCAGCGTGTGAAAGCCTGCGCTGACCTGACCGGCGCGCCAGTCCAGTAATTGAGCGGTAACATGGGCTACCGCTGCAGTGGTGACGTGCATCAGCCTGGACGTGGTGATGCCGCCAGTAATACGCGCGGCCAGACGGAGATCGGCCAGTTTAATCACCGGCCAGAATTCCCCGGCGCTGACGGTGGCGTCACCATCATCAACATCAGGTGTATCGCTGTCGGCGGGCAACACGCGCTTATTTGCCACAAGGCTGCTCATGCACTTATCTCCCATAAATCAGGCGGTGGGCGGGTGGTTAAAAGACCGTAAACGGGCAGATATCCACCCGCGCCGCCTGTCGGACGGGGCCGAAGTCGTTAATTCTTTTTCTGGCTGGCAGTTTTACGCTTTGTCGCTTTGCCTGTTGCCGTCTTCGTCGTGGTTTTACGCGCCGTCGCTTTAGCTGCTGCGCTGGCGGTGGTGGCCTTTTCAGGAACAGGCTCTGCAGTACTGTCAGTTTTGTCGGTGCTGGCCGCTTCGCCTTCACCCGTGCCGCCATCCGCAGACAGCTTTTTGACTTCACGGGCAAGCGTGGCAATCTCTTTTTTTACCCCGGCGTTGGGGTTGCGAGTCAGCGCCTCACGGAACAGCGCCAGCGCTTCAGCTTTGGTCGTGATATCAGTCGCACCACGGCGGGAAAGTGCACGCGCCTTGCACAACTTGGCGCGTACCACATCCGGCATATCACTGTCAGCGACAATGACCGCCACTTCGTCAAGCACTGCAGTGCTGGCTGACAAATCAGCGTCAGCATCAGCGGCGGCGAGCGTCAACAGTGGTTTGCTCATTTCTTCGGTCAGGAATGTCGCTGCCGTGCGGTTGAAATTATCCGGCAGCGTCAGCCCGTGGCGTACCACGTAGCGCCCCAGCCTCAACGCAAGCGCATAATCACGACAGTCAATCGCCCAGACCATCAGCCGGGTAATAACTTCATCCTGCCGTCCGCTGTCGCCGTCGAGCGTGCCTTCAATCCATCCCTCGTATTCAGGCAGCATGGATTTTTTCATTTCGGCTTTGGTTTCTTCGGACTGCACGCCGCTGAGGCGGGATAAGTCCATACGAAGGCGATGCAGAATTTGCTCATGCGCGGTGCGCTGGATATCGGATTCTTCATCCGCCTGGCCCCGGCGTTCTGCCATGACCTTCTGAAAATGTCGTTGTGCCGGTGTTAACATCGTCACTTCTCCCCGTCATGGCGGGGCAATGCCCCGCCGCTTCTGTCACTCGCCTGCCGGTTCGGCCTGGGCGAACTGAATACCGTCAATGAACGCAACATTGCCGTAGTCTTCAATAACGAAGTCGTCGTTTGAAGACTGATACGTTGCGACACGGTTGTATTCCGGCTCTTCCTTGATCGTCCGGCGCAGACCGCCACGCTGGTAGTACACCGACAGGTTTTTAAACGGCGTGATCAGCACGCCATTTACCGGGAAGTAAGGCGCGATAAAGGTCGGCATATTGCCTACGCGCTCCTGCGCGACAATCAGCTGACCGGCCAGCATTTCGGTATTCGGGTTGGTCTGGCTTAACGCGTTGATGGCTGAGAAATTGCTGCTCGTCAGCAGGTCGCCCGCCAGAATCACCACGTTATCCGGGTTACGCTTGTGCCACTCATCCATCAGGCTGTTTTTAGCGTCGTACACCGCAGCGCCAATGTTGCCGTAGGTGCCTTTCGCTACAACCTTGTTATCTTCATCGCGCGAGGTGATCGTCACATTAGAAATAACGCGGTGCGGCGCTTCCTTACGGATTTTTTCCAGCCAGCCAATGCCACAGTCCTGCAACAGCGGATTAGCGGCACGGTCAGACGGATCGCTGTACTTGACGCCATTAAAGCCAATCATGATGCGATCCAGCGACATCTGACGGGCCATTGCCTTGCTGATCAGCGGCTGGAAATCCGGCATGTGCGCCCAGGCATCAAGCTGTTCATAGCTGATGCCGTAGTCATAGTTGACCTTGCGGCACATGTAGTCGAACGGCTCCATTGAATGATTAGAGCCAGGGTTTCGACGACTGGTAACGCCGTTGTTTACACCAGCCATCGGGCCTTTACTGCCGATCAGGACCTTCTGACCGATCTGCTGGTTGACGGGGAACACGTTAATTTTGCTCAGGAAAGAATCATTTTCCTGTGCAGCCTGCTCCAGGCGTTGCTGACGGGTCGGATCTACAGCAAATTTTGCAGCAATAGCGGCGGTGGAAACGCCGTTTATATGTGCCTGCCGGGCGACGTACTGATCAAACAGCTGGCGGGTAGTGTTTTCCATATTCTCTGCTCTCGTTGTGGATATCAGTAATCAGCAAGCTGCGCGTTAGCGCCACCGCTGGCGGGTTCCCGCTGGCTGAAATTGGCGTCAGTGGTTCCCAGCTTGCTGCTCAGCGCGGCAAGGTCGGAGGTCAGCTTCTGGATCGCCTGGCTGTCCTGTTCGCGGGCGCGGCTCAGGTCGTTAAAACTGTCCAGCAGATCGGCATGAGATTGGGCGACGTTCTCCACGGCGTCACGCACCTGGCTGAACTGTTCGCCGTCAGATTTACGGCCTTTGCCGATAATCCCCATGACGCGCCCGAACCACTGTTTACCCTCATCGCTGCGCTGCTCAGCCAGTTCGATAATTTCAGCCTCAATGGCATCGGTGAACAGCGGGGCTTCACCCTGCTGATTATTGAAGGACATAACCTGCTGACGCTGCTGCGCGGCAAACTTCAGGCGTTCGGTGCCGAGGCTCGCCGGGGTATCGGTCATCGCCAGTCCCATGACATACGCCTTACCGTTAAGCGCAAACTGCGGGTGCAGCTCAATGCTGGAGTAAATTTTCTTACCCTCTTCCGTCAGCTTCCTCATGCGCTCAGAAGGTTCGATCTCGGCGTAAAGAGCGGTGCGTCCGGCGAGCGGACCTTCGCTGATATCTTCAGCATTCAGCGCCGTCACATCTCCCATTGCGCCGAAATCACTGCCGGGGAACGGCGAAAGATAATGCTCCACGTTGACGCGTGCGCCGTACACGTCCGGGCTGTAGTTTGCTGCTGCGTCGCGAAGGTGCTCGGGGCGAATTTCGCGCCCGTCAACGGTTGCACCGGAGACGGCAACGCGGAATTTCTTACGGGCTGGTTTAGCTGCGCTAGCCATGTCGATAATCCTGTTGAGTGGTTTCTGTACGGCCATGATGGCAGAGCGTAACTTGCTGTCTCAACGAGGTTTTGTTGTCGGAGGAAGGCCAGACCATAAAGGGGGCGATAGCGGGATCGCGCGCGGGGTAATCTTCATTCCATAAACGGTGGAGGGCAGATGATACAGGACGCTTTTGTACGTCAGAGGGCAAAACAACTTTACTGGCAGGGCTACCCGCCAGCGGAGATCGCGCGCCTGATGGGGATTAATCAGAACACAATTTACGCCTGGAAGAAACGCGATGAATGGGATGAAACACCGCCCGTCCAGCGGGTCAGCCAGTCGATGGATGCCCGCCTCATCCAGCTTACGGACAAGAAAGAAAAGACCGGGGGAGACTTCAAGGAGATTGACCTGCTGACCCGGCAACTGAAAAAGCTGTCTGACGGACAACCGGCAGGGGCAGGCACGGGCAAAAAGCCGCGCAAGCGCAAGCTGAAAAACCACTTCACCGACGAGCAAATATCGGCGCTGCGTGAAAAGATCATGGATTCTCTCGCGGCGCATCAGCGGGACTGGTATGACGCACTGGCGGTCTGTGAGGCGTCAGACTGCCGTAACCGCATGATACTCAAGTCCCGTCAGATCGGGGCTACCTGGTATTTTGCTCAGGAAGCATTATTGAGAGCGCTCAGGGATACGGTGGAATACCCGTATCAGAGAAATCAGATTTTCCTTTCAGCGTCGCGCCGCCAGGCTTATCAGTTTAAGGGAATCATCCAGAAGTTGGCGGAAGAGGTGGGTGTAGAACTGAAAGGGGGCGACAAAATTGTGTTGTCCAATGGTGCAGAACTGCACTTTCTTGGCACATCTGCAGCAAGTGCGCAGTCATACACAGGGCATTTATACTTTGATGAATTTTTCTGGGTAGCTAATTTCATTAAGCTGCGCAAAGTAGCGGCAGCTATGGCGACTCTTACAGGACTGACGCGCACTTACTTCTCCACGCCATCAAGTGAAACACACGAAGCCTACCAGTTCTGGACGGGCGATCGCTGGAATGAGAAGCGAACAAAATCCCAGCGGCGGTCGTTTGATGTGTCCTGGAAGACTCTAAATAGCGGCCTGTTGTGTCCGGATAAAACATGGCGGCAGATTGTCACCATTCAGGATGTAATAGATAAGGGCTGGAAACTTACCCGTCTGGATGAAATTCAGGATGAGAACAGCGAGGATGAATTCCGCAACCTGTACATGTGCGAGTTCGTTCGCGATGGCGAGTCCGCCTTCAACCTTAACGCCCTGATTGGCTGCGGGGCAGACGGTTACGACGAATGGCCGGACTGGAAACCTTTTGCGTCCAGGCCGATGGGTAATCGCCCGGTCTGGATAGGCTATGACGCCAACGGCAGCAGCGGCAACGGTGACAGCGGCGCGATTTGCGTTGTGGTGCCGCCACTGGTGCCGGGCGGTAAATTCCGCACGGTGGAAACGGAACAGGTGCGCGGCCTTGAGTTTGAAGAGCAGGCGAAAGTTATCGAAAACTTCACCTTCAAATACAACGTTCAGCATGTCGGCATCGACGTGACGGGCGGTAACGGTGAAGCCGTTTACCAGATAGTGAAGAAGTTTTTCCCGATGGCGATGCCCTACACCATGTCAATGACGTCAAAGCGCGCCCTTGTGCTGAAAATGCTACAGCTGATCCGCGCTGGTCGCTGGGAATATGACCGCAGTGAACGCGCCCTGATCAACGCATTTAACTCTGTTCGCAAGGTAAAGACGCCTGGCGGATTCATCACCTATGACACTGATCGCTCACGCGGCGTCAGCCACGGTGATTTAGCCTGGGCGAATATGCTCGCCATTATTAACGAACCGCTGGGCCAGGAGAGTGGCAGCGGCGGGTTTGCTATGGAGTTCTGATGAAGAAGCGCACATACAAAAACAATCACACTACCAGCAGTGGCAGTGCCGGACAGCCTGATATCTCTGACGCGCTCAGAAGCGATCCGGCGCTCAGCGCCTTCACGTTTGACGGGCCATATTCAGTAACAGACGGCTTTGACCTGCTGGACAGCATGTGTTGCGTCGATAATGGCCGGTACTACGAGACGCCAATAGACTGGAAAGGATTAACCCGTGCGTTCGCACAATCCCCGTTGCACCAGTCTGCGCTTTACTTCAAGCGCAATGTGCTGACCGGGTGCTATATCCCTCATCCGTTACTCTCACGGCAGGCTTTTTCTGCTTTTGCACTGGACTGGTTTGTTTTCGGCAATGCCTATCTTGAACGTCGATCTAACCTTCTGGGTGCCCCGCTCAAACTCCAGCATGTTCCGGCCCTGAACACGCGGCGGGGGAGTGACCTTGATACCTACTGGTTTATCCGGCAGTGGAAAGATGAATACGAGTTTAAGACGGGACAGGTCTGCCACATCATGAACCCGGATATTCATCAGGAAATCTACGGTATGCCTGAATACATGGGGGCGCTTCTGTCCGCCAGCCTGTCCCATTCTGCCGACAGGTTCCGCAAACTCTACTATGACAACGGCTCTCACGCCGGATGTATTCTCTATGTCGGTTCGGAGAAGGTGGATCAGGAAAGCATAAAGGTGGTGCAAAAGACGCTGTCACAGGCCAGAGGGAAAGGCTCCTTCAAAAACGTGCTGATCCACGCGCCGGGCGGAGGCAAAGACGGCGTGCAACTGTTGCCGTTCAGCCAGATATCGGCAAAGGATGAGTTTCTTAACATCAAATCAGCCACACGCAACGATTTGCGCGACGCTCACCGCATCCCGCCGCAGCTGATGGGCGCAATGCCGGAAGGCAACGGATCGCTCGGTGATGTAGAGAAGGCCGCGCGTGTCTTCGCCATCAACGAAATGTTGCCCGTGATGGAAGCCATGAAGGGCGTCAATGACTGGCTCGGTCAGGAAGTGATCCGCTTTAATCCCTACGCTCTGCTCAAAGACGAGTAACCCGCTCCACCCGCCGCACATCCTGCGGCGGTGCTCCTTCAGTAATTTTCAATTCCCGCATGACCGGCCACCACCTGAGCACCACTCGGCACGACCTTTAACGCCCCTCACTCAGAGCGCATGAGCGCCATTCTGGCAGGCGCAATCTGCAATTTACCCCGCACACACCCAGAAGCGGGAAAACGCGCTGAGAAGGCGAAAAAGGCCGGAGAATGGCAATTAAAGGCATCCCCTCCTTACCCCCTGTCGCGTGGGCTGTTCCCCCGTCACCTGCGCGCGACATTTGCTTCGTTTTTTGTGCATTTGCCGATCAGGGGCCAGACCGCGCCACCACAGGGCGGAAAGGGCATAAATAGCTTCAAAAAAATTGTGCAAATTTGTGCACTATTGTGCAGTCGAAAAGGCCCATCCATTTGACTACCGATTACCTTTAGGGTAATTTTGTCGTATTACTTCACTAATCAGTGAATCTTCACCAATCAGTGAACTACGAAATGCTTTCAAAGGGGGTTATTATGAGAAAATTGTTTGATGAGTTCGACGGCTTCTAAGCTGAATCTAACCTCTACGAGGCGGGGAACTTACCCCGCCTTTTTTATGGATAAAAAACATGACATTAGACGCCAATACCCTGCAAATCATCAGTAACGCCATTGTGCTTCTCGGTGTTATCGTTGCCATCTGGACAATCGTCTATAACGTCCGCACCGCGAAGAAAACGCAAACGGCTAACTTTCTATTCGAAAGTCGCCAGGATACGCAGTACATAGAATCGCTACATGTCCTTAAGCAAGTGCATCGTTCAGGAAAATCTTTCCGCGCTTACGTCTTCCCATGTGAAGGCAAAGCGATCACTGAAAAGGAAATGATCGAACGCCGCAAATTTCAGTACATTCTGAACTTCTACGAGAGGGTTGCAGTGAGCATCCGCGAGGGGATCTATAACGAGCAGATGATTAAACGAACATCGTATACCACCGTTATAGAAACCTACGATATTGCCGAACCTCTGATCAAGGCCATCAGGGAGCACATCAAATCAGAAACAACCTATCAAGAATTTGAATGGCTGGTTAAGCGGTGGAAAGCCAAACCGCTTAAGAAGAATAAATAACTATCGCCATTGAAGAAGCTGCCTGTCTGGCGGCTTTTTACTGCCCCGCATCTACCTCATTAAGCGCCACCATGATCGCCAATCTTTCAGCGGGCGGAAGGGCTGCATATTTCGCGCGCCAGCGCTCAACTTTGCGCTTTATACGGTGCCGATCGTTGTAGTCTTTTCCGGCAAACGCGTGGGAATACGCGCGCCCCTCCGGGTAGTTCATCCAGATTTTTTCTGTTCTCACTCCGCCGCGCGTCATGGCCTGAAACTCTTTGCTGCGCCAACCTGTTAACCGTTCGTCATAAAGCTGCGATGGGTAGTCGGAAAGAATAACGGAAACGTTATCCGGCAGGCTGACCAGGCAGGACAATAACCGCTCATGATCTGCAACTGAATATTCATAGCGATAGCGCGCGTTTCCGGTGCGTGTTTCAGGCAAATACGGCGGATCGGAATAGATCAGGACGCGGCCAGCACGGTAAAAATCATAATTGTTCAGATAGTCCACCGCGTCAGCCCGAACCAGATCAATGTAAAGGCGATTGCGTTCATGTGCGAAATCTACAAGTGTTAGCTCGTCAACATCGATCCCGATATTGCACATCGCCGGTGGCTTACGCAGCATCACCGCCCCACCTCCGAGATGGGTTTCAATGTAGGTATCGTGCGGTGGCATTTCAGCAATAATCTTCTGATAAACCCCGCTCGCCGCTTTGCTTCCCAGATAGCTCATTCTCTTTCGTCCTCAGCTGGTACCGTCATTTTTAATCACCTGCAGCACTGTTAAAAATGACAGCTCTCGATGTATGGCCAACACTGCCGGAAATGGCGGTATTTGCCGGAATCCGGTACCACACCGTCAAAGCTGACCGTTACGGCCGTCGCGGTATTTCGGGTACCACACTGTCAAAGCCGACCATGCCGATCGGCCCTCTACTGCATCCATTTACTGCAGCAATCCCACCACTGCAGACCCTGGCCCGTACTGCAGCAATCCCGCCACTGCAACGGTATTATTTCCGCCCCGAAAACACAGCCTTCATTCTGTTTACGAGGTCGCCTGTTTTTTTCTTCGCCGCCATTACCTGCGACGGCAATTCATTGCTGTCATGTCTGCTTGATACAAGCCCTTTATCTGTCATGGTTACCGTCAGCCCGGAACCGGCGCGGCTTCTGGATACCAGCCGCCCGTCCTGCACGGTCATAACGAGATCACCGCATGCTACTGACGCGCCGGCCATCATCGATCTGACCATTCCGGCGCTGGCATCAATCCCATGCAGGGCCAGCAGCTCACTGATCTGCTGCTCTTTTACGGATAGCCCGGACCCGTTTTCCCGTTCCGGTGGTCGCTTCTTACGCTTACGCCGCACATCGGAACTCAAACGCTGCGCCAGTTCTCGCTTTTCCTGCCGTGAAAGCGCATCAAAATTCACCGTCACGCCCTCATCTGGCACAGTCATTTCCGACTGTCCTGCAGCTTCGCTGGCGGCATGTTCAACACCGTCAGCACCTGCCGCGGGATCCCGCGTACAGTTATTGACAGAACTCCAAGGGGCGGCGTTGCCGCCTGAAAAACCAACGTCAACGGCCACACCGTCAGCGCTCTGGCGCTTCGGCACGATTTTGTATTGAGTGGTGCGGGTGAAGATCAAAGAGTCATTGCCCGTAATCGGGCAGTAAATACCAGTGATTCGCTGGACGTTATCGCCGTAGGCGTTGCCGTTCTCAGTGGTTTCATAATTCAGACGGATGCGCAGCTTATCGCGCTCAACCAATGGGCCACCCTGGGCTAATACGTAGTTATCCCATTCGCCACCGTTAGCGGCCTGCCGGGCGGTTTCCAGCTCAGGGTGTAACACCAGCTCGCGATCGCCCAGGCGGCGAAGTTCGCGATATACCGTGACCGGCGCACCGCCGATCTGCTGAAACTGGCGAATAGCCCAGCGCGATGCCCACGCGCTAACGCGGAGTGACATTTCTTTCAAGTCTTCCCCGGTTTCGTCGTCTTTCTCACCATCCAGCGCGAAGCCGTCGATATTCTTCGAAATGTATTTCGCTATGTAGCCGGTTGCGCTGCCGTGGGCATCGTCGATCGGCACAACCTGAAAACGGTTTTCCTGCGCTCCCGGTTCGTTGCCGTCTTCTTTCAGGGCATATTTACGGAAGATTTCGCGCGCCTGCTCGACGCATTCCGGGCGCATAAAAAGAAGTAAATGCCAGTGTGGCGTTGCATCGTGGTGCGGTTCGACCACGCGGAAACCAAAGACGCGGATCCCTTTTCTCTTCCACGCTGCGCGGGTTCTCGCCCAGACTTTGCAAAGATATTGCTGCGTCTCGCGCGGCGACGCGCCACAGTATTTATTATTGCGGCGCCCGTTATGCTGCATGGAGTGGTAACGGGAAGGTGCTGTCAGCGTGTAGAAGTCACCGGCCAACCCTTCCAGCTTCGCCAGATCTTCAAATCCGCGCATTCTCGTCATGAGTTCGCGGCGACGGTTGGCCGGATTGGCAACACTGCCGGCGGCTTTATCGATCAGTGAAATGCGTTCTCCCGTGTCCTGGTCTTCCAGTTCCATAGCCTTAAGGTATTCACGGTTAGCCTTTTTCTGGGCCAACCATTCCGTAAGGCACGGGGCGCTACTGTATGGAGAGGATTTTTTCTGGACGTATCCCGCTGCGATCATCAAATGCTCACGCCAGCGGGCATGGATACGGCGCAGACGGTTTAACCACCACTGCGGTGACTCAAGACGAAGAACCGCGCGTAACGCGTCCTCCGCTTCCAGTTCTTCATTGCAATACGCTGTCCAACCGGGGATCGGCGTTTTCAGATGCACCGCCAGCGACGCAGTACGGCCATAGCCAGAAAGCGCCGCGAACTCAGGATCGCCGGTGCGCGCCAACTGGTGATCGGACTCGCGTATAAACTCGCTCGTAAAAATATCGGCAAGCGTATAAGCCAGTCGTTTTAACTCTTTTTTCCCTGCCCAGAGCATACGGAAAAGCTGATCGCGGATGGGCAGCAGAATGCCAGGCATCACAGTGTCAGGCTGGTAAACGCTGTTGACGCTATCAATACGCGTTAATACGTGGCGCTCAAAGGTATTAACCAGCCAGTGATCTGCCGCTTTGCGGTCTTTCGCGTCCAGCGCATCCAGCTTCGCGGCAAAGTGGCGGCGGATATACTGCGGAAGCGAAGCCAGACGGCGACGCAGCAGCTTACTGCGTTCCGGCTTTTCGTCCTCCGCTACCAGTTCACTGAACGCAATATGCTTACGCGTGCCGTCCGGCGTGAGATAGTCGAAACCATCCAGCCCTGGCGCTACATCAACGCCAATCGGCTGGTATGGTTTGTTCCCGCCATAAGCGTAAGGGATAGCATTGTCAGTGCTACCCGGATACGGTGGAGGTGGAGAAGGGGCGCGACGGCCACGGGTTGCCGTGGTCATTGCGTGATCTCCATGTAGGCTTTTAAGAAAGTTGCTGCTGCATAGATATTTACGGCGTTTCCGCTGGCGCGTAGTTTTCCCACTCTGGAGGGAACCCCATTAACCAGAGGCTTAAGGCCGGGTTTAACTGGCCTCCACTTTCCATCTCTGCAAAAGAGCCAGTCAGCAGATCCCCAGAATCCGTTAACCGGGCCGGGCCTGCTATCTGCGCTGTCACATCCAGCGTATCCGTTGACAGCTTCCCGTGCCGCATCCTTCCCCCCTGATACCCGCCCTTTCCATCCCTCGCCGCAGGGGTGGGCCAGCCCGCAAGACAAGCAAAGTCCTGTAAGTTCGACTGCCGACCAGCCAGCTTCCTGGCGATCACCTTCTCGGCATCCTGATAAGCGTTCTTCGTATTGCTCGCGGTTGGAGTCGGCCAGCCAGTAAGTACGCTCCCGGATGTGCGGCGCACCGACGCCCGCAGACGGAAACGCTGACGCCCCGAAGGCATAGCCCAAACTTTCCATGTCAGTTTGTACAAGGTCGATCCAGACTTCTGCATCTTTGCTTGAAGACTGTTCGCCAAATATAACGACAGGGCGTTGCTGGCCTGCAAGCCAATGAACGGCGGGCCATAGGTGCCGCTCATCATCAAATTGTTTTCCTTCGCCTGCCTGGCTGAAAGGTTGGCATGGGCAACTTGCTGTCCATACTGGGCGGTCGTCCGGCCATCCTGCAACGCGCAAAGCACGGGGCCACCCTCCAAAACCTGCAAACAGGTGGACTTGAGAGAATCCTTTAATGTCATTTGGGGTTACATCCTCAACGGAACGGGTATCAACAACGCCGGACGCGATAAGCCCGGCATCAATGAGGTTGCGCAGGTATTGCGCGGCAAAGGGATCGATTTCGTTGTAGTAGGCGGTCACTGCTGCCCCTCCGCTTTGCGGTATTTCGTGATAAGCGGATCTACAATCCCGTCGAGAGTGGTCTTTATGGCCTGCGCCTCTTCCTGCCCGTTCATCACGCCCACGTGCGTGGCTAACGCCAGCGCTATCAACTTGATTTCGTTCAGCGCGTGCAGCGCGCCTTGATTAAATTCATGTGAGTTAGAAGGCATCGGCGTGATCTCCAAAGTTGGCGGAATAGCCAGCGCATGGGCCGCAGTCCGGACAATAGCCACCACCATGACGCCCGCAGCAATCGCAGACAGGCAGCACGCCGATCACTTCTTTGGCCTTCTGGCGGTTGTCTTTGTCAGTGCTGACGGAACGTTGCACGCTGATTTCGTGCATCTTGAAGGGCTGATAAATTGCGCGGGTGGCTTCAGTGTCGCTGTTGGAAATGACGACCTTCACGCCATGCTTACGGTTAACTTCCAG